TTAGCCGAGTGCCTTTTTTGCGTTGGCAATTTTGTTGTCTTTTGCTCGAATACCGTCATTGATGAGATGATAGATAGCATTGATGGTCTTCTCGCCAACGATACCGTCAACTGTGACTTTACCTGCTCTCTGTGCCTCTTTTACAGCTTTCAAAGTGCCGTCACCGAAACCGTTTGAATTATCAACTTTAGTCTTGATAATTTTCATGTTGTAGAGTGTAATCAACTGCTTCTTAAACGCAAGTGTTGCTGTATTGTGTGCGCCGTATTTAATCATTTCCTCATTCTCCTTATTTGATGTTTTACCGCCGAGTTGTGCGGTTACTTCGTCTGCAAGATTGCCGAGCCTGTTATAGAGCCAGTCACCAGGGCAAGATTTATTTGCAAACCACCTATGTACAGTCAAGACCATTTCGCCCGACTTCGGCGAATAATTTAAAGTCTTGTCCTCGTTACCAAACCAAAGCAGTTTAGTCTTGCCGTTACGCTTGCAAATGTCAACGCAAAGTGCAATAAGTTTGTTGTACACTTTACTGTTCATGGTGTACGGAGCTACTGTGTCGCTTGCACATTCGATTGTAACTGCACGCTGGTCATTTGCGTTTGATGAACTACACCAAGAGCGGTTGCTCTCATCGACACAGAGCAACACTCTGCCGTCATAGCCGATTCCGTAGTTACAGCTTGCCTCACAGGCTGTATTCATAAAGATGTTGCCGAGGGTTTCGACACTGCACTGACCGACTACACAATGCGGTGTAATGCGGTCGATACTGTGTGTACGCTTACCGCTGTGATTTGGCGATAATTTAGTGTAATTTACAAGTTTTGAAGTACTCATAATTAATTATTCCTCGCTTTCATCTGTTTTTACTTCGACTGTTGTCTTTAATCTCTTGACGATTGATACCAAAAATTTTGGTAATGGGATTCCGATTTCCGAAAGGTTTTCAAGGATTGAAATTAATTCGTTGATGATAAACCAAATCGTAACAATCATGCCGATACAGTAGTTAATCCGCAGGTCGATTCCGCAGTTGACAAGTGCCGAACTAATGAGATAGTCGGCAACAATACCGACCGCTACAGCTACGATATAGCCTACTTTTTTGATAATGCCTGTTACACCGACACGGCTGTTCAGCGTGTGGCTGATGTATGCCTGTGCCATTCCTGTGATGTAGTCGATAATCATTACCGCAATCATCACCGCAAACGGCACAAGCAAGATGTTAAGATATGCGACAATAGCACCGCATACCGTGGCAAATAATGCCTGTAAAATGTTTCCTTTCATTGCTTACACCTCGCTTTCTATCGGCTCGTCAATGGTTGGATTATCGCCCCAAACTGCCATAACGGCATTGTAATATTCATCAGACAGCACCGTTTTGAGCTGTTCTCTGCCGGATTTGCTGTTCATGTATGCATTGCGGATGTTTCCGCCAACCTGCATTTCTTCACCGTTAAAGATCAAAAACTGCTGTCTGAGTACCGACACGCTGTCCTTTGTGAGCATATCGAGTGTAATTTTTTCTTTAAGTTCCATTTTTAAATTCTCCTTTATTTATTTAATTTTGTACAAGCAAATCACATTAATCTGCTCGCCGTCGGCAAATGTATAAGCCGTCTTATCCTGTGACTGAAATTGCAACCAAGTGTTATTTTTAGGTACTGTAAATTTAAAAATCTTGCCGAGGTTTGAAATGCCGACACAAAAAACATCATCCACAGTAATGCACTTGTACGGTAAATCAATCAACGGATATGAACTGTTTGCTCCAATTGTAACAGCATTCATTTTGACGGTTGCACTGACGATTACGATGTCGCCAATCGTCTTATATGTACAGCTTGCACTTTTGATTTTATCGGTAATGGTTGAATACGGAGTAAGCGTTGATGTTCCACTTTCAATATTTGATGAATCGTACTTGCTTAAAAGCGCGTTGTAAACCGTACCGCTCGTGAGATAGCACGGGCTATTATTTTTGGGTTCACTGTCAAACGGCATTAAATTGAGCTTTTGGGCAAGTTTTTGGTCTGTTCTTTCCTTCGTATATGCGTCCGTAATTCCGTACCCTGCGAGTGTAGTACTTTTATCTGCTTTGTTCGCAAGATTTGCGTCGGCCGTATCAAGCCTTGCTCCGAGCGAACTCTGACCGCCTCTTGCCGTGGCTATTTCGGTTTCAAGTGCAATTGCCCCGTCTGTTGCCTGTTCAATCCCCTCGTCCATATGGTTGAGGTTGTCGGCATTGAGGGGCGGAGCAGAGCCGTTCACAAAGACAATTTTATTGTATTTGTTCATTTTCTTTTACTTCCTTTCCTAATCGTTTTTCGCCCTTTGATGTGAGGGCAGTTATAAATCCGTCCATTTTCTTATTGAACACAAATGTTTCGATTGTCGGCAAATCTTCAAACGGAGTTTTAATTGTGTACTTATCGCCTGCCTCAAGCCACCAATACGAAAACAGCTTAATTTTTGTCGGGCGGTATTTATATACATCACCAAAAAAATTAACAGAATTATATTTTGTGCCGATATCACTTGCTGTTGTTCTGCACCTCATCAAAATGTTATCGGAAACATACCACGAAAAATCGTTACTGTTGCCATACAAAAACGCTTTTTTATCAGCAAACTTAGCACTGTACATACGGATAGGCTCAAGTTCGTAATTTTCAAAGGATAAATCTTTGTACGAATCGATTGTTTCAACGGAAGATTGAGAATACAGCCTTTTAAAACGCATTTTTCCGTCGGCATCTATAACGGCAAAGCTCAAAGTTAATTCTGCATAAGCTTGGATTAAATCTGACAAGGTAATGTCCTTTATAACCTTTTCCACGCAGGTATCATCAAATTTCAGCGGTACACTAAAGACAGATAAGCTCGGCGGTGAAACCCCTGTAATTGCATAATCTTTGGCAAATTCTGCGATTATTGAATAAAAGCTCTTAAAATTATCGTCTTTTTGATAGTGCGCATAACCATAAGCAAAGCTGCCGTCCTCGTTCTCTTTGCCTGCAAACCACAAAGACATATCCACCTTTGACATATCATAAAAAGCGTCATAGGCTGTGATTTTGACGATGTTACGCTGTTTTTTATCTCTTTGAGCCGACTGAATTTTACCGTAGAAAACAGGACATTCAACCGTTCCTGTTTCGGCAGGACAAATAAGAGTATTTGACGGGTACAAATCATCTGACGGATACAACTCTGATTCAAGATATGTTGCCGTTATGATGACCTGTACCGTCTTTCCTATCAAAGCCGAGCAATCATAATCAATGAGTTTCACGCTCATTTCAGAGGCTATGCAACCGCCGAATTTCAATTCTTTTTCAACGATTTCATTTTCAAGCGAAAAGCTGTCAAGCACGATACTTTCACCTGTTATATCCTCAAAACTGCCGTCGGGGGAATGCAGGGCAACGGTGTTGCAAAGTGTGTTTGTTTTCAGCTTATCAGCAATTTCTTTAGATACAAGCATTTTTAAGAATCACCCCTTAATACTCAATCAGCTCAACCGTAATCGGCTGATAGGTTATATCACTTTTTTCGGCATTCATTACGGTATATTCAATATCAGGAATATAAAAATAAGAGGTGTAATAGCTGTTCGTTTCATCGTTCCAATAAGTTACCCTGCACTTTCTCTGTAACTTATTCGCCATTGAGAGGTTGATAATCGACTGAAAATCAATCTTTTCGTCAAGATGAAGAATGTGAGTTGAAAACGAAATTTTTGTTTTGTAATTTGGCAGCGTTGCCCTTTGAAGCGTACCGTTCTGATCTCGTTCCGCAGAAGTTTCAAGTCGCTGATTCGGAGTTGATGAAAATGCGGTAATGTACTTATTCGGCATTATGTTGTTGCCGAATTTAAGCAAATAGCCGTTATAATTTGACATATCATCCCCCCTTTATGCAAATGCGGATTTACCGTTGTGTCTGCGTCTGTAAAGCTCATCCTGTCTTATCATTTCTTCAAAAAGCGTCGAACCCTCAAGCTCGGCAGTAAACGAATAAGTGTTGCCGCCGTTATTGCGAAAGATAATGAACATTTCATAAATGCGTTTAAGCAGGTCAAGAATTTGTGTGAGAATCACTGTATCCTGACCGCCCGAATTGTCGAGCATACCCTGTAACTTGTTAAGAGGAGAAATAACCTCAGGGTTACCGCTGTTAGCACCTGCGTTATCGCCGACAACCGCAAGTGTCGGAGCTTTAACAATACCGCCTTTTGCAAATTTTCGTGCCGGTGATTCCGTGGGTTCTTCAAATCTCGGAATGAGAGGCGGATTTTCAGGCATTGAAAAACTCCAATCCTGTCCAAAAGCCGCTCCGATAATACCGGCTATTCCGCCGATTGAATTAACAACACCCGAAACGAAATTATAAATACCTGTCCACAACGCATTTATGCCGTCAATGATAGCGTTTATAATAAACTTAAACACGGCACAAATGCCGTCCCAAATACCTTTGAAGAAGTCGTAGATACCCTGCCATGCTTTGTTCCAATTGCCTGAGAAAACACCTGTAATGAAGTCAATTAGACCGCCGAATGTTTTCTGTATAGAGGTAACCAACCCACCGATAAATGTAAACACATTATCAAACACTCTTTTTACGGCATTGAAAACATTCTGAAATATAGGTCCCCAAAAGCTGACAAGCCAGTTTACAAACGGTGACAGGAAGTTATTCCACACGGTTGAAACACAGTCTGCAACCTTGCCGAAGAAGTTTATTGCACCCTCAAAAACAGGCTTCAGCCAGTTTTCCCAAGCTGACTTTACTATTGCTACGATAAAATCCCACGCAGGCTTAATCCATTGATTGTAAACATTCATCAGGGTTGTGCCGATATTGGTAAACATATTGCAAATATTCTGAAAAATCTGCTGTCCGTTGCCGTTCCACCAATTACTGATAATTGTTCCGATATCTCCGAAAATCTGACCGATAAAGTTAAACACATCTGCAAACTGCAATTGTAAATTTTCGAGAAATTCTGTGATTGTTGCACCGTCATTTTCAGTCCATTCAACAAGGCTTTCGGTTGCAATTGAAAACGCACCCGAAACAACTTCGCCGACTGAGCCCGCAAAGGTTGTAAGACCGCTTAAAAGATTGGAAATTGATTCTTCCATTTGAGGGCGAACATTGTCAATTGCATTGCCTGCAAGTGTACCGAAATTATCAAAAAAGATTGAAAGGTTGTTATAGCCGTTTGTAAGATTGTTACCTATGGTGTCGATAAAACCGATAATCTTTTCCCTGTCTTTTGAGATCCACTTAGCAACACCGCCTGAAATGGTCTGAAACGACTTTCCGCCGATTGTCGCAACCGCTCCGAATGCAGAGCCGATTGCCCCGAGTTTTGCAGAACCGACCTTTTGCATTGTGCCGAATGCCTTTTGAACTATGGGAACAGCATTATCAAAAACGGTCTTGCAGTTCTTGCCTATAGCTGACCAATCAACCTTGTTAATACCTTTCTGTACATTCTCGACAAAGCCTTTGAATCCGCTTTTTTCGTATAGATTTTTGAATGCCCCCGAAAGATTTTTGCTTGTATCCTTGACAACATTCTTTGCAACAGTTCCGCCTGATGAACCGCCCGATGAGATTTTTGATGAAGATGTATCTGACTTTGAAGAACTATCGGTACTTGAAAGCACATTCAGCTTATCAAAGCCCGCAACACTTCTCTTTGCTTTTTCGGAACTTTTCTGAACATTATCAAGTGACTTTGAACTGTCATCTGCCGTATCCGTAAGGCTTTTGGCAGAATCGGACGCAGATTTGATATTGCTTGCGGTGTTATTGCCTGTATCCCAGCCGAAGACCTTTGAAAGCGATTCAACCGCACCTTTGGCATATTCCGTTAAAGTCGCAAGTGCGGAACTCAACCGCTTTACAACCTGAGTTGCCACCTGTAAAATAGGCTGACCGACTACGGCAAGGAGCTGTTTCCAACTTTCTCTGAGGTTGCCTGTTACATTCTCCCAACCGTCTGCTTCACGGCTTGCCTGTCCCATAGCACCCGAAAGCTGATTAGCGTCCTTGACCATTTGCAAAAGCGTGAGCTGTTTCTGCGATTCCGACAAATCCGTAAATGACTTGCCATACAGCTTATTAGCCGCCGCATTTCGTGTGGTTTCAGTACAGGACAAACCGAGTGCGGCATCATTTTCAAAGTTGCCTTTGAGAAACGATTTCAGGCTTTCTGCGGTATCTTCAAGCGAACGGTCATAATATGCGGCACTGTCGGCTGTTACCTGCAAAGCCTCCTGCATCATACCCAAAGCACTTGAACTGTCCATTCCAGTAGTTTTTGCAAAGGCATAAATGCTTGTGCCGACGCCCTGCAATCGGGTTTCAAGAATACCGCTCTGATTGGCAACACTCTGAATGGCTGATTCTGCCTGCGACTGCATTGTGCCGAATGTCTGCTCAAACTGCGAATTTGCCGCATTGACTTCCGCAGCCGATTCAATGCACTGCTGACCGAACTCCTTGATTTTAGCAACGGAAAAGGCGGCAACCACAGCCGTACCGATTTTCTTAAACGAAGATGAAACCGAATTGCTTAACTGCTCACCGCTGCCTTTGATATTTGAAAACTCTTTCTCGGTTTTCTGAGAAACGCCCTCCGAAACCTTTGAAAAGGACTGTTTCATATCCGTGCTTACATTTTCAAAATCTTTTGAAAGACTTGAAAATGCCGAATCAAACTTTTTTGTAATTGAATCGGAAATCTTATGCAATGTTTTGGAAATATCATCCCCTGTCAGCCTGACATCAAGCTCAATTTCACCCGCCTTTGTCGCCATATTCACCACTTCCTTTCATTTTAGATTCTTTAAAAACAGGCATAAAAACAGCGCACACCGTTATGATGTACGCTTAAAAATTTTGCAAAAGAACAGCCACCCCATTTGGAGTGGCTTTTTGTTTTAGTTGTTGAGTTCGTAGTATTTGATGTCGATTTTCGGAAGTGACACATTGTTGCCCATTACGGTTTCATATGTATAGTCGCCGTCACAAGTTCCCCAGAATGTGATTACATCATCTTCAAGGAGTTTGTCCGCACCGTCAGGAATTTCTACAGTTGCGTAGATTGTATCAGTCCACAATGGTTCATCAAGATACTCATTTTCTTCTTTGGTTATATTGATTCTCAGGTCAACCGAATCGCCCCAGCCTTCCTGAACCTGAATAATCTGACCTTCAAACTTGTAGTCATTACCTTTGTACTTGTCAGGGTTTCTTGAAAGAGTTTTAAAGTCGACTGTTTTGCAACCGTCTTTAAATTCTTTTTCAACCTTCTTCGGGTCTTTAGTAGGCTTTTCTGTTGCAACTTCTTTTGTGGTCGGTGCTTCTGTCGCTTTTTCAGTTGCTTTTTCTGAACTCTGATTTGCAACAGTAGTTTCCTGCTTTGATTTGTTTGAACCGCTGTTACCGTTAATTGCACCGTTTACACCGCCAACAATCATAATAGCAACAACGATAATAACCCAAAAATACCAACGCTTGTAAATTTTCTTCTTTGCATTTGCAGGATTTACGGTTGCCGAGGTTGAATCGTTTCCGCCAAAGCCTGCACCGCACTTGTCGCAAAATTTTGCATCGTCCTTTAATTCGTTTCCGCAATGTGGACATTTCATAAACATACACTCTCCTTAATAAATTTGTTAGTGTATGTTCATTTTATCACTATATATTAACATTGTCAAGAATTTTGTAGATACAGCGAAATTTATGTACAAATTTACAGATTAGCAAAAAAGTTTTGAAATTCTGCAAGAACGGTGTTCATATCTTCGTCTGAATAGTGCTTTACATTCCTTGACCGCCACTTGTTGCGGATTTTATGCTGTGACGAAGTAAAGTTTTTCAAGACCTCTTTGTCGGTTTCAAGGCGAATTTGAACCGTTCTTGCAAGCGGTGTTTCGGGTCCTAAGCCTTGCAGAAGTGAGCAGAACTCATTCCAACTCATTTTAGCAAAATCCTTTGAATAAATGCTGACCCCGTACTCCGAGCGAAAGCTCGACACGATTAAATCAAAGTCATCAATCAGGTCGTAGCCGGGGTCTGAACTTCCCCCTCGTCAGTCAAATCGCCTGTTGCAATTTTGGCAGATTCGCTGATAAGGGCGTTGAAATCGTGCATATTCAGCTTTAACTTTTCAATCTTTTCTCTCTCGGATTCATCAAAAAGAAGATGATACATTTCGATAACATCTTTACTTTTACCGTTGCCGTCCTCAAAAAGTGCCGCAACTTTGAGCATTGAAACTGCGTCATTGTTGATTGCAAGGTCAACATTTTTAACTCTGACACTCGGCTTTTCCTCAAAATTAAGTTTGTCTGTAATATCAATTAACTTTGACATAATCGTTCATTCCTTTCGTTTTTTAAGCGGCTGCTGTATATACGGGTTTGCCGTTTGACATAACTTCAAATTCAAGCGGAGCAACACCCGCACTTGCGCCTGCACCGTTTGATGTAACGGATACAACTGCATTTTTAAAGAGGACGGTTGCACCGTTGGGGAAGGTCCACATAAACGAAACTTCTGTCTTTCTGCCGTTTTCAAATGCAAGGGCGGCAATCTGGTCATTGCCTGCGTCACCGATTGTACGCTTGCCCTTTACCGAAATTGTGATTGACTTTGCTGTCATAAGCCTTGACTTCCAGCCCTCGTTTTCAAAGGCTGTCCATTCCTCGACACCGTTGTCAAATGCAACAGAAAATTCTTCGCAGTTAGCAATATTTGTCGTGGCGGATTCTGTTCCTGCCTTGCCAACCGCAAACTGATTTTCATAGCACGGGAATACTCCCGATTCAACTTTTGCCATAAAATTACTTCCTTTCGTAATAAAATTTAACTTCAATGACCTGCTCATACACACCCTTGTCGTCTGTTCCCACATCAACGGGTTCTTCCGTGAGCAGTTCGATTATATAGATTTTGTGTTCCTTAATTTCAACATTTTTAATGCCGTAAAGCGTTTCGTAAAGTCTGCGTGCAAACTCCTCGGTTTCTCTTGCGTTGTCGGTGTAATGGATAAGCAAAGACACGCTTATTGTATCGTAGGTGCTTTCACCGCCGATTGCCCTTGTGGGTGTTCCCGACTGCTTTAATGAATACACACCGATTGACCTGTCCTGCTTGTTGTCAAGCTTGCCGATGTAGTAATGCTCGGCTGAGGTAACGCTTTTGAGCCAATCTCTGATGTCCGATAAGTAAATCAAAGTCCTGCTTCCTTTCTGTATAATCTTGCAAATGCCCGACTGCAAAAATTATGTCTTGTACCGCCTTCAAGCCACGGTGCAAACCATTTACCGCCGGCGGCAATGTTTTCCTTACGGCTGAAATTATACTCGGGATGAAAATACAACCGCCTTGCATACGGAGTGCTTGACACGATTTTAACCGTGCCGTTCCAACTCTGCGCACAATCTTCAAAGGTATTTTCGTTCTGAAGATTACCCGTATCAAACGGCATTACCTGCGTGTTTTTCACCTGTTTAAGAAGTGCGTCACCTGTCTGTTCAAGAGCCTGTTGCTTTGCCCTATCAAGCTGTTTTACAACAGGCATATTGAGTTTGATTTTTGATGATACCGAAAATCCCATTAAATCACATCCAATTCCGTAAAATTAACTTTGCCGTCAGGGTTGCGGTGTTTTGTACCCTGTACGATACTTCGCTTCACACCGTCAAGGATTACAAAGCCACCGCTTAAAGTGGGGCTGTCGGGGGCAATATCGCCGTCAAAAAGCAAGACAGCCGACACCTGAACAATTTTCTGCTCTTTGGTATAGACCGTCTTTGCCTTTGACTGCACATTGCATACAGCATTGCCTCCGCAGCGGAGATTTGACGGATAAAGATTTTCGGAGGGATACAGATTTTTGCATTCAAACACGGTCAGGGGTGTTCCGTCTTCGGTAACACCCTCACCGTAGATTGTGACCTCGACAGGAGTTTTGCAGAACTGCTTTTTTACAAGTGACGGAAATTTCACGGTTTTCACGCACCTTTCAGATTGCAGGATAACAAAGTCCTGTTGATTTTAGCAACGCATAGAGGTCGGCAGGAATTGCCACTCCGCTGATGCACATTAAATTCCAGCTTGCGCCAAATTCCATTGATGTGCCGTTGATTGAATAGCTTTTCAGGTAGGAAGAAATCATATCGGCATTTTCTTCTTCAAAAGCAGTAAGTCTGCTATGCACTCTGCTGATGATTCTCTTCTGCATTTCCGAAAGTTTTTCAAAATCAATGCGGTTAAAAGTCAGAACATCAATGTGTTCGGCAGAGATAATACTGTTTTCATCTCCGCCCTGATGTTCAATGTAATCGGCATACATAGATTTACTCCTTTGTGTCTGACTTGGTACTCTCTTTAAGTTTTTTGTTTTCGGCTTTGAGCTTTGAATTTTCTTTCTTCAAAGTATTGTAATCATCAACAGAAATTTTCTTGCCTAATCCATATTCTTTGATTTTGCCGTTGTCATCCTGAATATCATAACCACGGGATACATAAGTCTTAGCTTCCTCGTCTGTGTTGACTGTATATGACTTATTGTCTTTGATTGCTTTCATTTTTTCTCACCTCGCTTTAAGCCTCGGCATGAATGATTACGCCCTGCTTCATAAGTTCGTCAATGGCAAAAGTACCATTAACTTTTCTGTTCTGATATATATAATTATCAGCTGTTCGGCTGTCAGAACCCGGAGTATAGACATTGATATATGAATACTTAACTCTTGACACCTGTGCTTCCGGGTCAATAAGAATATAGTCAATCTGCTTAGCTGAGCTGTCAGCAACACAACCGTTTGTAAAATCAAACAAAGACTTCATTCTTGAGCTTGGCACTTCTACAATCTTATCAATATCATCAACGGAACGAACACGGCGGTCAATGCCCTTTGCGGAACTGATTTCAAGTGTTCTCTGAATACCCTCTGCATTCTTCAAAAGCTTTTTGTACTGTGGTGTCGCATAAAGAATAACCCTGTCGAGCGGTACACCTGCTTCGGCAAAAGCCTCAAGGTTATCGTCAAAATCTGCAAGCACATTCGCCGCAGTTAATGCAGTAGTTTTTACTGTTGCACCAACTCGCTTAGCTTCTGTATAAAGCTTGCTGTAAGTATAACAGTCGAGTTCAGGTATAGCCTGTGTTTTTTCAAAGCGTGTCTGAATATTTGCGATAGTTACTACCATATTTGTTTCGTCAACATCAATAGGGTCGATAGCAAACTCAATATCTCTGTCGTGGTCAAGGGTTTTGATTTCGTAACCGTTTGAATATGTACCCGAATTAAAACCGCCTGCACCTCGTGTATGGTCTTTATAACCGCTGACCGAGAGTTTCGGGATTTTAATATCCTTACCGTTGATAATCTGAATGTCAGAGTTTGAGTGGTAAAGGTCATCACAAGTAAGGGCTTGACCGTACAATTCTCTTAAAACATTACTGAAAATAGTTGCGTATTCTAATACTGCCATAATTATTTACCTCTTTTCTTACTTTTTAGATTTGATGCCGAAAATTCCTCTTAAGGCATCTTCTGTTAAATTTTTGTCGCTGTTGCCGTCACCGCCGATTTTCTTAACTCCTGTGCCGTTCTCGGCAGGTTTGCCCTTGAGTGCGGGAATATCGTCAAGCACCTTTTTAACAGCCTCTGTCAGCTTTTCCGCATTGACCTTGCCGTCTGTCACAGCCTTTGAAAAGTCTGCAATTTTAAGCACATACGGAACGGTTGCAATGTCAACGCCCTGTTTTACGGCTTCGAGTGTTGCCGATTGGTTGACTTCTGCCATAAGTTTTGCGTTGTTTGCGGATTCAACTTCCGACTGCATTTTTGCAAAGTCGGGAGTGTTCTTGGCTTTCTGCTTTTTAAAAGCACCGATAGCCTCTTTCATCTCATCGGCTGACAATCCCTGCTCCTTAAAATAAGACTTCAACACGGTGTCCTCTGTCACGCTTTGTTTGCCTGTAATAAGGCTTGCGAGCTTGTCGTAATCAAAGACAGGAGCGTTTCCCTGCGGTGCAGGTGTCGGTTCATTGGGGGTTGGTGTTGGATTTGGTTCTGCCATTTTTTCATATCCTTTCAGTTTTTCGGGTGTCTCCCGTAATCAGTTTATAGAGTGTCTCTCTGTTTCAGTTTTGCACGGTGTCTCCCGTAGTTTAATGTCTTCGGACAATAAAAAAGCACCTTACATATTCGTAAAGTGCTTAATCTGCTTTTTCTGTTTTTTCTGTTTTAACTGCTTTGGCTCTCGGCTTTTTGGGAGCGTCAGACTTGACCTCTTCTGCAAAACCGCCGTCAATGAGTTCCTTTGCTCTCTGCTCGGAACATTCAAAAACTTCATTCACAGGTCGGGTTACATAGCCGTTCTGCCTGTCATTAAATGCTGTTGTTACTCTGATTTTCATTCTGTCACCACCTTTTCAATATTTTAAACTGGTCGATTTCGACCGGTTTAAATGCAATAAAAAAGCACTCTGATTTCTCAAAGTGCTGATTTGATGTATTAAGTTTTGCTTTGGCAAGTTGCAGGCAAGTTAAATAATGCCGTAAACAAGCCGTTTTTCTTGCTCTGAACATATTCTCGGCAAGTTAAACAACAAAACCGCCCTTTTTACGGAGCGGTTAGCTTTTGTTTCTTTGTTTTTCAAGTTCTTTAATTATTTCGTCAAGACGTTTTGAAGCTTCTTCGTTAGAACCATCTAAAACAGATTTGTTTATTTCTTCCATTCAAATAAACCTCCTTCTTGATGTTTACTTAAAAATTTATCAATAACCTTTCTGTATTCACTATCAGAACCTGTTTTTATCCTCTTTTTTCCCATTCGTTGTAACTCTGTTAAAAGTGATAGCCTGTCGTATCCTTTCAACTTTGTTAATACTTCAATGTTGCCATCGTTTTTCACAATAGTAAATGTTTTTATACTATCATTCTTAATAAATTCGATAATATCATTTAAAGAATAACTGCTGTTTCTCGGGTGATTGTGCATAACAAATAAATCTTTGCCTTGAAGTGCTGATCCAAAATCTATTTTTTCATCAGTTCCTTTAATAGGCTCTGTAATCATTTTGGACACATCATTTTTTAACACGAAGGCAACTTCTTTATTTTCATTTTGTTCTTTTGAAAATTTCAAAAGCTCCTTGTGTTGTTTTTGAATTTCCAAACACTGCTCTTCTGTATAACCTTCAATATCAACTTTAGGAATACGACTGATAGCTTTATCGGTTATCGGAGTAATAGGCTTTTTACTTTTCTCTTTTATTATACCACTTTTACCCGATTTTGCAACAGATTCAGCGGTGATTTTATTAACACTCTCTGCTTTTTTCGCCTTTTCTTCAAGCATATCAGCCCTATCGTGCCACTCATCGGCTCGGGTTTGGGCAATGCGTTTATTGTCCTCATCAAGGCTGTATTCGGCACGGCGGTCAAAGCGTTCTGCCTGTCGCTGTGCATACTGCTGTTTTTCTTCAATTCCTCGCTGACGGTCAAGCTCTTTGATTTCATCTTCAGACAACGGTGCGTCCAAATCATCAAGTTCGGGATAATATGTACTTGTGCTGTCCTTACATCTCGGATGAAACAAACCGTTCTTGATTGCGGTTGAGAGAAGCGGATAGTTTCCGTCTGACTTTTTGCCGTTTGAATAAACATCGTCAATAAACACCTTGCCGATATATTTTGCACAATCGGGGCAACCGCCCTGTCTTGAGTTCACAACAACGAGGGATACTCCCCATTCGGCTCGCTTTTCGCCCTCACCACGCAGATAGGCTCTTTTGTTGGCTGTTTTAACCGCCATATCCGCATAATCCGAGAGCGTGTGCCTTGCACCGTTTTTGTACTCCACACAATTCAGTCCTGCGTTTAGCATATCCTTGCAGGCGATGTCAACAGCTTGTTCGTATGTAACCGCACCCGTGTTCATTGCAACCTGTGCGTTAAAAATCGTCTTGCGGTACTTGTCATTGCTCATTCGCAGGACTGCCGTTTCTGCCCTCTTTAAATCGTCTGTGGTCGATTTTATGAGTGCGTCAAGTTTACGGTCATTCACCTTAAAAAACTCGGCTGTGCTGTGTGCTGACGGCTTTTTCGGGGCTTTGAAACCGTCCTTGACAGCTTCAAGAATTTCTGCCTCCTGACTTGCATTTCCGTCAGCTTTGGCGGTGCGAATCATCTCTTCAACCTTGCCGTTAATGGTTTTGAAACGCTTGCCGAATTTCTTTGCGTTGTGCTTACGGTACTCTTCAAGACTTTTGAGCTGTTCAGCCTGCCATTGTGTCCAGTTGTAACCCTCTTTGGTTTCTTCGGCTCTGTGACGGCTGAAATTGCGCATCATGCTGTCGATAAGCTCGTTTTCAATTCTCTCAAAAGCCTCTTTAATGTTGTAATCACTCATTGCTTACTCATTTGCTGTCATCGTCCTGATTTGCGATATCTTCGGGTTTATCGGGTTCATTGCCCGTGTCAGTAAGGTCCACATCGTCAAGCTCCGATTTTTCTTCTTCGCCTGCAATACCCTGTTCCTCTTTAATTCTCTGCACCTCTTCGGCTTTCCAATCCTCCGACTTGCTGTCGCCGTAAAGTTCGTCAACCGAGGTTTCAACCGACATCAAACCGCCCTGTCTTGCTTTTGAAACGGTTTCAACCTGACTTTCAAAGCTCGGATTTGCATATTCGCCGAAGTTTACGGATACTTCCAAGCCCTCAACAATACCCTTGCCGTTAAGTTCACCGTCTGCATTGAGTACAACTGCAACAAGGCTTTGAAGTGCGTTCTGCGTAATTTTCACAAGGTTCTGCCTTGTGTAAAGGGTTGTCTTTTCCTTTTCACGCTGAGCGTCTGCATTATCAAGCTTCTTCGTATCAATGCCGAGAGTTGACGGCGATATAATACCTTGCAAACAGAGGTCGAGGGCAGTAATGTATGAACTCAAATAGCTTTCGTGCTGAATCTGCGGACTTTCGGTGTAAATCCTGTTGCCGTTGCCGTTTTCAGACATATCGTTGCCCACGGTGATAAATCGGTTATCAAACGAATTTGGCGATATCGGCTGACAGGTTTCGGGATTTCTCGGAACAAGGCAATCAGGCACATACTGCTTTGTTCGGCAGGCTCTGAGTGCGTCCATCCACTGTGACCACACTTCATCAAGGCTGTCGAAAGCGTCTGTTTTTATGCCGATAATGCCCGCACCTCTGCCCTTGTGGCACGATTTGCCGTAAAGGACAGGTACAGCCCACATATATGATTCGTCAAATGTAACGCCCTTTGAATCAATCCACGAAAGAGCGTCAACCGTGTGCAGGTCAATCTCTTTGCCGTTGTCATCATACAAAGCATAGTGAATATAGCCGTAACCGTATGTTTCTTCAAAACGGTAACGGCGGTGTTTTTGCGTGTAATCGGTGTAAAACTTAACCTCTCGGATTCTGCCACGCACATATGTAAAGTCGATGTTTTCGGCAGGATACCATTCAACAATCGGAACATCTGATACAGCCGTGTCAAAGCTGACCTTAAAAGCACCGTCACCGACAACACATAGGTCACGGAGCATTTGCTTAACCGTGTCGGATAGCTTGTTCTGCTTTTCAATGTCTTCCCAACGCTCTGCATAAGCGGTTGAATTTTTACTTGTAACATCTGTGCCGTTGTAGTCGGCAATTACGATATTCACAAGCGTTTCGCAGATGAGTGCCGGCAAGCCCGTGTGTATTTTACGGATTTCAAGCCCCTTTGTGCTTTTTGCCGCCCAAAACATAGTTTTGTTTGTATCAATCTGCCTGTACAGCTCCGCAAGCTGTCTGCTGTTGCCCCAATACCAAATGCGATTGATAAAGCACTCGGTCAGATGATTGCTTGTTTCGGTAACGGTAATTGTTTTGTCGCTTGCAGGAGTAATCTGCAAAAAGTTTTTAATTCCCGATCTGATAGATTCAGCCATTCTGTTAATCAGCCCCATTTATTTCACTTCCAATAATATTTTTAAACGGCAGCCACGCATATTGACCGCTGTTAATACAATGGTCGTGACCGTCCTCGGGTGTATTGTCTTTATCCTCTCGCCAGCTGTAAATTTCAAACTCGGCAATCGTGTTTTTACAATGTTCAAGCACAAAATAACAGTCGGTGGCAAGCCAGCCGAGTACAAGATTGATTCGGTCGATAATCTTCGTTTTCTTCCATGCATTTGCAAAGTCATAGACACAGCCGTGCTGTCGCTTATACTTTTGAAATTCGGTAATAGTCGCTTGGTCGGCGCTGTCAATAAAAGCCGTGCGTGCAAAGCCCCATTCATCACGGTTGCGGTCAAGAAAATCAATAAAATTCTTCACCGTGTCACTCGGGGCAATAGGCGTTTGCATTTCAGCGTTGTTATAAACTCTTTCATCAAGCTGAACACACTTGCCGTGATTGGTAATGCCGTAAAATGTCATTGCGATAGTGTCAGGCGACTTCTGCGAATAGGCGGTATCAAGACCTGCGGTGAACTGAACAAAGTGTTCCGACTTGCGGTTACAGTTCAAAAACTTTCCTGCCCACTCTTTTGATTTGATATGTCTTGCCCTCCCAAAATTCGGGAACACAAGACCTGTTGCTCTGCCTCGCAAACCTAAGATTTTATTTTTATAGAGCTTTGTACCTTTTGGTGCAGAGTCCTTTTTCTTTTCAATCTGTTCGGGCGTAAGACTTAAATTGTCGGCAAAAGAAAAGAACCAATACCGCCAATTCGGTGGTACAGGTTCTTCGGTAAGCTCCGCCGTAATCTCGGGAGGAACATCGTTTTCATATTTTTTAAAAGGACGGGAGCGGTTGACAAACTCCTTATACACAGGCAGGCTCGGATCATCGGGATTCAGCGTTGCAAGCATATAGTCATTACGGGTTGACATCTCTCGGATAAACTCAATATCGGCGGTGTTGATTTCGTCAATATACACGCAACCAAACTGCGCACCGAGTACCATTTCCCACTTATCCCGACTGCTGTAGCCGAGAATATAGATAATTTTGCCCTCAAACTTGATATGTGGGAGCTTGTAGTCCTTGTCGCCGTTGCCACAATAGACAGCGTTGCGGTGCAAGTCGAGAATACCGTTGTCCTGCTGAATAATCGTTTCTTCGGCCTTGCCCGTAGTTTTGGCGGCAATTGCGTGAAGCTTCTTCGGGGACTGCGACACCATTCGCATAAACTTAACGCCTGCTCCGACGGTAGTTTTGCCGGACGCTGTAGTTCCTTCAAGAAATTCAGCCGACACATTTGTTGTGTTGATAAAGTCGATATACTTTTGTGACAACGGGAATTTGTTACTCACTCAGTCCCTCACCGCCTAACTGTCTGAAAACATCAGAGAGCTTTTCGGATTGCTCAACCTTTGCGTCAACATTAAGTTTATCCTTGAAAAGGCTATATACTTTACCTAACAACTCGGCCGCTTTGTTTGCGTCGGATATTCTTGTTGGTATCGTTACTATCTCCGGCACTTCGCTTTTAATTGTATGTTTTCGTATTGTACCATTTTCATCAGGTTTGTATGTTGACTCTTCCTGACTGACTGTTACAACAACGCTTTCTTTCTTTTCACGTCTCATAACTGCAGTAAGGTATTTCAGAACCTCATCTTGCTGAGCAATTAGTTTTGATTCTTTTTCAGATAATCTTTTGTCTATATATTCCCTTATGTTGGGTTTTGCCAAGTTTTCACTTGCTATATTATTTGCGTTCTTTTTTGAATATCCTGCCCTTATTGCGGCTTGTGTTGCATTAAGGTCAACTAAATATTCATCGCAAAATCTTTGTTGCTTAGCTGTTAGCATAGCCATAATACAACACCGCCTTTCACGCTAACACAAAACCGCTCTCGGGGTGAGAGCGGTCTGTGCAATTTTTATCTTAGGAGAGTTTCGCATATGTCCTGTTTGTCAAACTTTCATAATACCATTATACGCAGGGTAAGGGTGACATTCAATGACATTTCAAAATAATTTTACGAGAAATCGAACTTTTTTCGGAACGCCTGTAACGCTTCGCCGTGTAATCTCAGGGTATGCCTTACGCTCATTTCCATACTCTCGGCAATATCTTCCCACCTCTGACAATTTATGTAATACTCGGTCAAAATTGCAATGTAACGGTAATCGTCAAGTGCGTTGATTTTACTGCGGATTTCAGTTTTTAACCGCACAAGATTGTCAATTTCCCTATTGATTTCAGCCTGAAGGTCTGCAATCCTGTCAACAATCCGCATAGGGTCATTCACTCCCGATGTCTTAACAGGCTCGTTCTGCTTAACCGATACCTGTGCAATATTCAGCCTAAGTTTCGACAGCTCGTGTTCTTTCGTTTTGATTAACTTGTCTGAAACTCTGACCGAATATAAATAATCTTTAACCGTCAATTCGTATCACGCTCCTCCTCGTCAAGCATACCAAGTTCCTGTGCCAACGCAACAACAGCGGTTACAATCAAATGCAAATCCTTGCCTTTGATGTTACACATATTAAAGCAAACATCGCCCTCATCGTTATCAAGTTTACAAAAATCAATAACAAGTCCCTTTGTAATCGTCTTGCTTTCATTGTTATCGTAATTAACGGTAATGTTTTTAATATCTTTCATTCTTCTACCTCACTTTCAAGCCATTTTCTAATAATTTCTTCATTTTCAAGACAAGGAGCATCACAATTTTCGCAATAACCGCAAACATTGTTATTTAATGTGTCAAGCATAATATCAAGCATAAAATGTGTCATTTGCTCTTTGCTCATTGATTTGATTTTTTCAAAGTTTGTCATTAACTTTTCGCAACAACTGATTCTCTGGATGTGTGATACTCTGAATGCGGTATTTTTAACTACTTTATTATTTACATCAATGCAAAAATAAAAATTAACCGGTACTGATAAATTAGGGTCGTTTTCAAAGGCTTTTTCACCCGTCTTATGTAAAGTACCCTCAATTACAGTGTTATCCAAAAGAGTAATTGTCACACATCTGCCTAAATACCTTTCAAGTTCATTTCTTGTCATTGCTTTCACTCCTTATCCATTTTGGCTCCGCAGTAAGGGCAATATGGATACAAATCAATGTCCTCGTAAAAAGTGAGAAAATTTTTACACTCAGAACATAAATAATTTGCATAACCGACACCCTCGCTGTCATATTCCCAACTTCCGTGTTTAGTCTCTTGCATATCACACACGGTAGCTTCGTTGGGTTTGCTTCCGTCAATCTCAATAATGCGTTTTACATTTTCAGCGTTTCTCTTTGAATTAAAAAGCAAAGTAAAATTGCTACCATTATAATCGGGTATATCCAATGCATAGTCACCACAAAAATCACGGATTTTTAATTCTTTTTCAATCATTGTTTTTCACTGTCCTCAATAGGCTCATTCCAGCATTCCAAACAAGTAATGCCGTTTTTGCATCCATTATAGTTCGTCAATCCTAAGCTACTGAGGCATATTTCGGGTGCTCCGTCATCTTCAAGCGGAGCGTTCGGATAATTTTTCAAGAACTCACTCAAATAAGTCCGTTGCGGATGCTCATCGCTCCACCGCTGAACTATTTGAACAGCCGTTTCACTGTGAAATAATTCTAACTCGGAGCAAGCTATTTTTTCGTTATTATTAAATCTGCTCAATGGGCAATCTGTACACTGAATATGGCATACACCGTTCACAACTGATTTTGTCATTCGAGCTTTTTCATGCATATAGTTTTCAGTTTTTGAACAATCAATCATTTTCTTCGTCTCCTTCAAAATTAACAACTTTTCCATTGTCAGTGTAATCTCTGCGGTCAAATTCAAGTTTCAGTTTGTCGATAACCACACGGTCGATATGTTCCCAGAACACTTCGTCAGTGTCGGAATGTTCAATTATCTCGGTCATCGACTTCAAAGCCTTTGCACATCTGTCACGACCAAAGCCGAAATCCTTATGCAAGGCAAATACAATTGTCTTAAAAATTCGTCTTGTGACGTCCGCAATTTCCTTGTCCTTGACTTTCTGATATTCCCTGTCGGCAAGGCGGTTAATCTCCGCCATAGTCTCTCTTTTCAGCTTAACGGGTATTCTTGCTTTCAATGTTGGTTCTCCTTTCGTCAATCTTATCAAGTGCAGTTACAATCAACGAGCTTTTGGCTTTGGTGTCCATAAGCTCTGCCTGATAGTAAAACCGACCTGTTGTATTACGTCTGATGATACAGCCTTTCAGAATGTATTCTGCTCCATTGTACAGCACGGTTCTTTCAAGGTTGCGTTTAACTTCCGAGATATTCACAGTTCTTCCACCTTGATGTAAATACCCGAAACCTCTGCCCAAAACTTTTCACATATCTCACTTGCAACAAGTGCGTCATCAGACCAAAAGCCGAGAGCGGTCATACAGTCTTTTAGCATTTTTTGCAGATTGTCCGTGTCAGGTTTCGTTATACGATATTCGCCGTCCTGATGTTTACCGCGAGGAAAGCACCACTTTGTTATCAACCTGACAGCCGACTCGTACGGTTCTGACGGTTTAAACTTTGCTAAATGTGACGTGAGCTTTTCTCTTGCCTGTTTCACCTCGGGCGGATTGTAAAAAACAGGTTTGCCGTTTTTTACCATAACCTTATGTTCCTGTGCAGTTACGGTCGGCGGTATCATCGCCATAAAAAATTCAGTCTTCGTTGCATTCGATTTCATAATAATCAGCTCCGTGCCATACTTTAAATTTTGGGTCGTAAACTATGTATCCATTAGCGGCTACCTTATCCAATACATAACTTATCAACGCAGGATTTTTGGAAATCCACTTCATTACTTCGTCGTTGATATAACAATAATCCTCTCCATCTTTTCTTCGTTTTAGTGGAGGCATTCTTTTAGCGACTTTTAATCTTTTATCTTTTGAAGTCGATTTGCATTTTGCCATTTTTTACCATTCCTTTCTTAACTTTAAAATTTTGCTTTTAGTCACAGGTCAGGGGAAGGAGTTGTTGTGCGTAAGCTTCGCACAACTACTTCACCCCTGTGACCTTAGGGAACGGACATCGTTTATATATACGGTAGTATATATAGTTTTTCTTTCCCTCGGAAAATCTCGAGAAAAAAGTCATTTTCCGTCATTTTCGGAAAGAGAATTTCTCGGGAAATTTTCCCTATTTTCCTTCACGGAAAGGGAAATTCTCGATAAAATTTTCTTTCCAAATTTGACAAAAAAGGAAAATTTATTCGACTTTTTCCTTTTCCCTCAATCCTGTTTTACCGCCGTCAATCCAAAAGCCGCCATGTTCTTTTATGTAATTTCGGATTGTTTTTTCGCCGACACCAAGATATGTAGCCATGTCATTTATATCTGCCTGACCGTTATTCTCTTCTGCCGTAAAGGCTGTCATAAGAGATTCCATGCGTCCTTTTTTGTTTTCCGATTTAGTATTTTTCTTACTGAAATTCTTCTTGTAAGGCGGGTTAAAATCGCCCTCAAAATTACAGTCTTTCAACACACCTGTTGTATCTAATTTGTGTATCGGATAATCAAACCAAAGGTTAAGTGCATCAAATGCCGGAAACTCTCGCAGAGTACCCTCTATTCTCCACGCTGACATCCCTTTTACGGTTTTTTCGGCACGGGCAACATCTGACATCATCAGCTTAAAAGACTGTTCAGGAAGCGTTTTGCGTGCGATGTCAATCATATTATTTGCCATTACCAAATCATCCTGCGAACACACTTCACTGATTTTGTTGAAGCGACCTATCCAGTCTTTGCAGATTTTACAGGTTCTTTCATCCTTTTGCTGTTTCATCAGATTGTCGCTGATTTCAAGCCTTGTAAGGTCAAGGAGTGCATCGGGGTCACGAGCGAAAACACCCGAGCCCGAAACTCTGTCCATTGACTTTTTACCGCCCTGAGCACCTTTTGAATGGTGGTGACAGTAGATTACTGCACATCCGATTTCTGTACATACCTTGTCAAACTGGTTGCAAAAATGTGCCATTTGATCCGCACTGTTCTCATCGCCTGTAATAACCTTGTATATCGGGTCAATTACTACGGCTATAAAGTTGCCTTTCAGTGCTCTGCGAATGAGCATAGGTGCTAACTTATCCATAGGCACGGACTTACCACGCAAGTTCCAAATATCAATTCTGTTTAAGTTTTTTGGTTCAAGTCCCAATGCTTCATATACATCCTTGAATCTGTGAAAACAGGACGCACGATCAAGCTCAAGATTCACATACAAGACATTGCCCTGCGCACACTTAAAGCCGAACCATTCTGTTCCCTCGGCAATTGCAATACACAATTCGATAAGACCAAATGACTTACCTGCTTTTGAGGGTCCGCCGAGGAGCATTTTATGTCCCTGTCGCAATACTCCCTCAATCAGAGGCGGAGCAAGTTCAGGAGGATTTTCAAAAAAATCTGCAAGGTTGTCAAGATCAGGTAAGTCATCGTTGATACTTTCCACCCAGTCTTTCCACTCGGCAAAGTCTGATTTACCGATGTTTGTGTCAATGATAAACTGCTTTTTGCCGTTGCGGATAACACCGGGCATACGGCTCAGCCTTGACGGATTGCGGTTCTGCTTGTCGATTTCAAAGCCGTTTTTATGGCATACATTGTAGAGATAATCAACCCTTTTACGATACTCGTCATAGTTTGCGGCATCAATCTTAACAATAGCATGGACTGATTTTCCGCCCGAATAAACAAGCACCGCAACAGGCAGCTCAAGCTCTCTGATGATTGCATTTTGTTCTTCAAGAGCCATACAGTCAGATTCCACCAGAGCGTAACGATAATCGGTTACATTCTCGTTTTTAACACCCTTACCGTCCAACGGATTAAACCTTATCCACGCACCTGCCTCGGGTTTGTAATCACCGAATACATTTGATATATCACCGTCACAATTGTTGAGGGCGGCAATAAGCTCACCTGCCGTACGGTCACAACTGCCTTGTGTTGGCGAATATTTAACCTTGCCGTTGTCATTTTTTTTATAAGTTTCAGTAACATAGCCTACATTTTCCGAGCTATCAAAGAGAGTTTCAATGTAGGTCACAATCTCATTTACCGGGTTCCAGTTTGTAGGCTCGTGAAACTTTACACCCTCACAGGTATTTACACCAATATCGCCCTTATCACCCTGCTCAAAAGCAATTTCGTCATTCCAGCCGAGTTCTTTCGATTCACGAAAAGTCATCCCCCTGTCTTTAGCCATTTGGATTATCGTGCCTGCTGTGACAGGTGAAGCAGAGCCGTTAAAGCTCTGCCATTTCTTTTCGCACTCACCGTTGTGATAGCGGTTGTCTGCTCTGCTCCAATCGTCCCAGTCTTTTACGCTGTATCCCTCTTGTTTGAGTGCCATTCCGACATTTACCCAGTCTTGGTAGTCAAGCTCTGACGGACTGATGTATTCAAGTGCATTAAGTAAGTCCAACCGTATTCACCTCGCTTTGCGGTACATATGTTTTCGGGTTAATGTTTTTCGGAGTTCTCCAACCGTTTGCGGCAATCCTTGAAATCAAAGCTGACGCTTCGTCAAACTGCCATTTGCCCACGTGCTGAAAACCTCTGCTTTCAAGCATACGGATTTGTTTAGGTGTGGTTAAGCCCTCAATTCTTCGCTTTTCGAGCCTGTCAAGAATAAGTTTTGCTTTGCCGGCACTCTGAATTTCATCGGGGAATATTCCGAGCTTTTCAAGTTTTGCTTTCTGTTTGTCTGTAGGCGGAGAACATTCCCAGCCAAATGCCGGAACATATCCTGCAAGGTCCTGCGCCTGAATTGACATTTCGTACTGCAACGGATCTACAAGTTTGCGTTTGCGTGTTCGCATTTCCGCGAGCTGATTTGCAAGCGCCTCTTCACGCTGAGCAACAACATCTTCACTTGCTTTTTCCTCCGCTTCTTCAATGTCAATCGGACAGCCTGCCTGTTCTGATAAGTTTTCTGTCATTTTTTGTGCGACTTCTTCATTGTCGCAAATGAGATGTGCAGGTCTGCAAAGTTCGTGCCTTTCTGTGTGCCACAAAAAGTCGAGTAGCAAAAGCTCCGTCTTGTTTGGAGCAAGTCTTGTACCTCTGCCGACCATTTGGCAGTAAAGTCCACGCACCTTTGTAGGTCTTAACACGACTACGCAGTCAACACTTGGGCAGTCCCAACCCTCGGTTAAAAGCATTGAGTTACACAAGACATTGTATTTATCGTTTTCAAAGTCCTGCAATATTTCTGTTCTGTCATCACTGTTACCGTTTACCTCTGCCGCTTTAAAGCCTTTTTCGTTCAAAATGTCTTTAAATTTCTGCGATGTTTTTACAAGTGGTAAAAACACAACAGTTTTACGGTCCTTACAGTATTTTTTCATTTCTTCGGCAATCTGATAAAGATACGGATCAAGTGCCGTGTCAATGTCGCTTGCTTTAAAATCTCCTGCCTGTGTGGCAACTCCCGAAAGGTCAAGTGTAAGCGGTATTGTCACAGCTTTAATCGGTGACAGATACCCCTCTTTGATAGCCTTAGGGAGTGTGTATTCATACGCAAGCGAATCAAATACTGCTCCTAAATTTTTCATATCTCCTCGGTCGGGTGTTGCGGTAACACCCAACACTTTTGCATTGTCAAAATGCTCAAGCACACGCTGATAGCTGTCGCTGATTGAGTGATGTGCTTCATCAATAATGATTGTGTCGAAATAATCGCTGTCAAAGTTTGACAGTCTTTTCTCACGCATAAGCGTCTGTACAGAGCCTACAACAACCCTGTTCCACGAACCTATGCAACTTTGCTCGGCTTTTTCAACCGACGAATTAAGTCCTGTTGCTTTTTGGATTTTGTCCGCCGCTTGGTCGAGCAATTCTCCACGGTGGGCAAGTATCAGCACCCTGTCACCTCGACGGACACATTCTTCGGTGATTTTTGCAAAAACTATCGTCTTGCCACAGCCTGTAGGCAAGACAAGTAATGTTTTTAAATTGCCGCTTTCCCACTCGGAGAAAACGGCATTCTTCGCTTCATTCTGATACGGTCGTAACTGCATTAAAAGCTACCCGGTGTCCAGTTATTCGGCATCGCAGTATTTGGCGTTGCAGGCTGTGCTACGGCAGGAGATACCGTTGTCACCTGCTCATCGTAGGCATAAAAATACTTGATGTCATTTGTTACGCCCTCTGTACCGTCATTCTTGACATATTTGCGTATGATAACCTGACATTTACCTTTCTTGCCGATAATGCCTGTCCAGTCCATACGGAGCGGTTCGCCGTGCTTTTTCATTGACACGGACAAAAAGAGCTGTGACAGCTTCCATTCAAGCGAGGAGTGCAGTACGAAATTAACTGTAATTTCTCGCTTGTCATCTGCTCCCCACACATCAAAAGTCACCTTTGCCATATTGCACGGCGGCAGTTTGCCTTTACCCTGTGAGCGAGCACGCTCAACCTTTGCTACTGTAAAATCATAATCACCCTCGGGGAGTGGTTCATAATTTCCGCCCTCTTCGGTTATTTCGTCGTTCCAACCAAATTCTCTATCCATTTATACATCTTCCTTTCTTATTAAAACGGTAAGTCACGGTTGCTCTGTATCACTTCAAACACCTTATTCCACGCTCCCACAAGGCAACCGTTAATAAATCGTGGGTCATAGTTTGTAATCGGTGTATCGTAAGGGTAGTGTCCCTGTGTAAACACCGCCTGTCTGATTTCGCTTTCATCAACACCGTTAGCTCTCATAAGGTCGGCAAGAGCTTTTGGTATGCCCTCGGGAATATTGACAGATTTATCATTCTGTATCTGAGGTGTTGACAGTGGTACAGGCTCGGGAGCTTTTTCAATCTGCGTAGGTTGTGGCACAGGCTGTGTCACAGGCTCTGCCTTAGGTGGCTGAAGTATCGGATTCTGCGGAGCAGAAGCGTTATTTGCAGGTGCGACATCATTAAAAATATAGGCAATGCCTGCATAGCTAAAGTCCATTTCTTCGGGCAGTCCGTGACGGTTCTTTGCGTCCCAACAAGGGTGATGAAGCGTGTACATCACTCTCCCTCCGCCCTGTGCCTTGTACTTTCCGCCGTCTTTGTCGGTTGCCACCGCTACTGTTTTATAATTTGCGAAAAGCACCATATCCGCCCATTCTTTTACAAGCGGAGAAATCTGTGAAGCAGTCTTTTTGCCGAGTTTTAGCTCCCAACGGTCATATTCACCGATTTCGTCAGGCTGTGAAAACTTGCGGAGCTGTGCGTGTGCGGTGAGCACAACATTGATACCTCTGTCAATCAAATCTTCAAGGCTGTTCAAAAATCTGCCGAACTCCTCTTTTTCATAAACATAGCCGTTTCCGTAGCCGAAATCTTCAATACCTTTCTTACCATATTTTGAGCAAATATCATCAATGCAAAGCTGTTCTGCCCAGTCGATTGTATCAATAACAACCGTCTTGCATACAGTCGGATTGCTTTTGATATATTCAAGCTGACTCTTGAGCATCGTCCACGATGTCGGCTTATCCATTCTTGCAACATCAAGGTTTTTTGTACTACCCTCAGTGTCGATAAACAGAGGATTCGGAAACTGCGAAGCAAAAGTTGACTTGCCGATACCCTCGGGACCGTAAATTACAACCTTTTGAGCCGACTTAATTTTACCTCTTGTGATGTTCATTATCTCACCCCCTGTACATCTGAAAAATTGATTTTATTGCCGTCAACATCAATGACAACATAGTCGATTGCGTAGTTGAGCAGTTCGTTTGTCAAATCCTGTATTGACTTGCCTGTCATACCTGCAATCAAAACAATTCTTGAATAGTTTTCAGGCATAATCTTAACCTTGGTATAACCGCAGGCAAGCTCTCTGTGCGGATTGCATTTGATTACACATTCATTTGTATTTGTTTTTGCTGTTGTTTTAGCCGTAGTTCTTGTAGCCATAATTAAAACTCTCCTTCTGTCCAAGTCGGTGTTGTAACAGGTACGGTTGTTTCGGACTTAATATAGCCGTCCTCGATGATTATTGAACATTCATCGCCGTTTGAAACTCTTGTTGCAATAGCCTGCAATCCCTCTGATTCAAGCCATTTTGCAAAGTCTTTGAGTGTGTCGGTATCCATTTGTTCGAGCTTGTCAAGCAGGACAAATCCGCATTCGGGATTGAGCTTGCGAACAATTGCCGTAGCGACACGAAGCTGTTCCGAACCGCTCATGTTGTCCCACTTAAAACCGTTATATGTAAGCTCGCCCTTTTCAACCGATAAGCCGTCAAGAGGCAAATTTGCGTTGTTGAGCAAGTCATATTTTGTTTTGCGGATTTCTTCAAGCTGTGCCGTCATATCGGCGTACTTGCCGTAATATTCCTTTGCGTCCTCATCAGCTTTCGCTTTATCGAGGTTGGCTCTGACTTTGCGGTTAATTTCATCAATCTCGGTAATGTTTCTTTCAAGCTCTGCCGTGCTTTCATCGTGCAGTTCGGCAACGGTCTTTCTGCTCTGTTCAAGCTGTGCAAGCACTTTTGTAAGCTCGGAATTGTATTTTCTCAAATCCTCGTTAAGCCTGTTGATTTCGCTCTGCAAATTGTTGGCACGGCTTTCAAGGCTATCTTTTTCTGCTCTCAGGCGGTTATTTTCACCGTTGCGTGCAAGAATTTCCTGCTGTTTATTGATAAGTTCAGAGGCTGATACAGGTTCATTCGGCACGCCTTCGTATTCGGGCATTTCGGCGGCAAACTTTTTCTTTTGGTCTGCAATCTGACCGATAGCACGGCGCTTGTTATATACATCTGTTTCCTGCGTTTCAAGCTCGTAAACTCTGTTGCCTACACCGATAATCTGCAGGAGCGTGTCAGCCTTTTCCTTGCCTGTTGCATTCATAAACTTCGGCAGGTCAAGAGCAAAGTTACTGACAAATGCGTCAAGCAAAGCCTGTCCGCCTTTGTTGCCTGCGGTGTCAATTACTTTAAGACTGCTGTTCTTACCGCTACGCTCCACAACAATACCGTTTGAGAGCTTGATTTTTAGATGTGGCGGAATTGTTGAACCCTCACGGTACGGAGCAGACGGAGCGAAACGATTACCGCCGAGAGCCCACGCAATTGCGTCAAGTACGGAAGTCTTTCCCTGTCCGTTTTTACCGCCCAACACGGTAAGTCCGTTTTCGGTCGGCTCGTAAGCAACCGCCTTTACTCTTTTTACATTTTCGATTTCAAAAGCTGATATTTTTACTGACATATTAAAGTCCTCCTTGACAATTCGCTTAAAATTGTCTATCATTTAATTAAGGTATTTTTCTTTGTCCGTTGAGGCTTTGCAGAGCTTCAGCGGTTTCTTTTTTAGTTGACATTTGAAACACCAATACATTCAAAATTGAATGCTTCGGATTCAGGCGTTTCAAGTGCTTTGAGTTTGCGTTTTAGCACTCGGTTCTCGTGACGATAACCGCTTGACGCTGTTTTTTCGAGTGCAAGGTCCGTTCTTGCATTTCTCAACTCAATGCTGAGATGTCTGTTCTCTGCTCTGAGGTTTTCCACATCTTTGAGCAGTTTTCTGCGTGTCGGGTAGTTTCTTAAATGCCACATTGTTAATGCTCCTTTATGTATTGTCTGATTTCTTCCTTATCAAATCGCCAAAGCTTTCCGATTTTGTGGGCAGGAAGAACGCCCCTTTGTGCAAGCCGTGTTGTGTAATCAACATTAAGTGCAAGCAACCGTGCCACATACGGCACATCAATTATCACCGGCACTTCATCCCAATTGATGATAGGTCTTTCTCTCGGCATATGTACACCTCCTTAATTTTCGTTGGTAATTTTGTCTGAAACGATTTCGACTGATTCAACATCAGCAACGCTGAGAGCCAGCTTGAGCAGTACAACCTCGCCGACCGTTCGTGTTATCTGATAGCTTGTAACATACGGAATTTCTGTTCCGTCAATTTCAAGAAGAAACCTGTCCTTTGTGTCAATAAGTTTAAGTTTTGCCATTTTCTCACCTGCTTTTCGATATTTTATTGCTTTACACGACCTTAAATGTTATGATTAACTATGAAAGGGGGCGTAAATATGAATGATATTTTATCGTGGTTGACTTTAATAATATCCGCAGTTTCAACCTTATGCACTTTGGTTCTGTCTTGGATATTATTTAAAAAGGAACAGAACAAAACCTATCTGAAAGAACGATATGAATTAGTGATTTTCCCCATATTCAACCTGCTTGAAGAACATTTGTACAAAAAGGAAATTACTTTTGAAATTAAACAAGCCGTTGAAAAATGCGAAGATATTATTGCCGATAATAAACTTATCGCAGGTGGAAAACTCAGCTATGTATTTTCTCTTCCATTAGATAAAATTAACTTTCAAAGCATTTCAAAATTAGTCGACAAAGAATATGACGATTGTTGTTCTGCTTTAGGAATTCCTTTAAGACCGTTAGATAAAAAGATGTATACATACAAAACACGAAACATAAAAGTTTTGATATTAGGAATTACTAAATATTCAATGCCATTTATTGCAATTTCACTATTATCAGCAATTTTGATTGCATTATTTGAATACTTCTTTCTTAAAGGATAACCTCTGCTTTGATAAGCATTGCTGTAATCAGCAGAAGTAAGATAATTGCGTTGAGAATAAACACTACAAACATTAAAAACTTGTTCAATTTTCATTCTCCTTTGCCCACTTAATCAGATCCATAATTTGAGCGTCGTGCTTATCAAGGTAGCTGTCTATTGTTTTATACAAATGGGCGGCTACTATTTTTATTGCTAATACTGCTGAAACAAAAGCTGTGCAAAGCATTAGCAGTCCTAAAATTATTATTACTTCCGTCTTTTCTTCACCTCATTTATAAAGAGTTTTTGATAAACTCCGTAGCAATACCCGTCATCGTGTCAACACTATCAAGCATACTAATAACGCTGATAACACTGATGATATCAGGGATACTGCAATAGATGTAAAAATCGGGTGTTTCATTAACCATTCAAGGATAAACACCTTATCTCTATCTTCCTTTTTCATTTCTTCACCTCTTTTAATAAATTTAATATAGTCTTGCACTTTCCTAATAGTGTGATATAATTTCAGCATAAATTAAGGAAAGGAGGGTTAAACTATGATTACAGGCAATCATGAAAAAATTGCTTTTGATGTAACTAAGGAGATCGTTATTGCAAGATTGTCAAATTGTCAGCACGCTGTTGATAAAGAGCATGGTGAAAAAGTTGCTGATTATTTTGAAACAATTTACAATAGAATTCTTGAAATCGTTAATTCAGAAGAAAACTAATCCTTAATTAGCACACGGCTCTTGCTGACACCAACTCGGCAAGGGCTGTTGTTAATTTAGCGATAGTATCGCCGTCACTACCATTGTCAACTTCAACATAATTTCTTATATGTTCACATAACAAAGAAATTAAAGTGTCAATTTGTTCTGGCATTATTTTTTCACCCCCTTAGTTTTGGTTGGGTTGCAAATATCTTTTGCGAATGTTATAATCGAGCAAAGGAGCTGATTATATGTGGGTAATAATTAGTGGTATTTTAGGCATTGCAGGCTTTTTAATATCTTTAATAAACCTGATTAACTATTTTGTTTCGCACAAAGTGAATTTGGAAATCACAATGCTTGAATACGCATACAAATTAGGCGTGCAGGGAAAGAAAAGACTTTTCATTCATTATAAACTTAACAATAAATCGCAACTGCCTATTTCTGTTACCGACATTCAATTAGTTCTGAACGGCATAGAGTACACCGAAGATTACAACACCCACGAAGTTAATTCTTATCATCACAAGGCAAAAGGTGTTGATGAGTATGTTCCGACATACAATGAACATCTGCCTATCAATCTTGAGTGCCTACATTCTCATTCGGGTTACCTCGTTTTTGTAATTCCTGAAGATAATTCTCCAAATCTCGATAAAGGTCTGACTTTTCAAATTCGCACCAATCGGAATAAGGAAGTACAAAAGAAAGTGTCATTGAATGAGGTGGTAACGCTCCGCTCCACTCTACCTTATCAAAAGTATAAAAATCTTTTTCTAAAGGATAAGGTGGAACATAAGGTGCACTGACAGTCTTGTTGACTGTTGGTGCTTTTTCTATGTTGAATAAATTATTAAAAAATCCCATTTTCTCACCCCCTTAATATAATAGTTGCATCTATGCGACAAACTGACTAAAAAAAATAGCCTGTGCCTCATCACCTGTTAATCCGAGAATTTGTGTGATAGCGTCTGCCTGCTTAATGGTAAAATCCTCACCACCGTTAGAAAGTTTACGATACATCGTACTTTTGTCGATACCGATACTTTCAGCAACCTTTTCAGGGGTTAATCTTTTCTCCTTGATAGCCCCTTTCAGCTTATCAACATTAGTCAATTTTATCACCTCCAGTTTTTATTGTGTTGCATTTCTGCGACAACTATATGATACCACCCTTGTAAGTTATTGTCAATATATTTTTCGCATTTTTGCAAAATTATTTTTATTTTTTCAAAAAGTAGTTGCATTTTTGCAACCGTTATGTTATAATACTGTACAGTAAAGGAACGGTGGCGGCTGTTTCGACTCCCTTGAGAAAGGGGGTGATTGCGTGGAATACATAGCTGTGATAGTAATTTTCACATTTTTTATTGTGTTCACCATAAAGAAATAACCGCCCTGTACTGCAATACAAGACGGTTATAAAAAATAATTAGTTTTTGAATAGCGGAACAGCTAAAGCCGTTCCCTTACTACCATTATAATACAACTTATTTTGCATTATGTCAATAACAATATATTGAAAAAAGGTGTTACTTATGACAATCGGCGAACGCATTAAAAAATTGCGAGAAGAAAAAAATATAACTGTTGATAAACTTGCCGAGCTGATAGGAAAGAACAGAGCTACAATATACAGATATGAAAGCAGCGAGATTGAAAAGTTACCAACAAGCGTATTAGAACCGCTTTGTAAAGCTTTAGGAACTACTCCTGCGTATATTATGGGTTGGGACGATAAAACACCGGAACAAGCAACCCCCCTTCCGCAAACAAATGTATTTATGCGACCTGTATATGACAGCATTTCGGCAGGGTTCGGAGTGATAGCTCAGGATGTGCCTGTTGACTATATGCCTACATACATCACTTGCCCCTCAGAACAGGATAAATATATATGGATAAATGTTCACGGCGATTCTATGAGCCCTCTGATTGATGACGGCAGTAAAATTCTTATTAAAAAGCAAACCTCCGTTGACAGCGGTCAGATTGCCGCAGTCCTCGTTGACGATGAAGAGGCTGTTGTTAAAAAGGTCCTTTACAACGATAACACCGTTGAGTTGCATTCAGTCAACCCCTACTATCCCCCACGAGTGTTCAAAAATAACGACGTCACCCGTGTTCAAATCCTCGGTCTTGTAAAAGAAGTAAGTAAGGCTCTGCAGTGAGCCCCATACACCGACAGCCACGATCTGCCGATTAAATAGAACAAATAAAAAAAGACCGCTCACAGCTGGCATAAAACTACTTTAACTGTTCAGTTACAAAATTTTAACAATAAGCATATTTCAGTTGACAAATCTTGTGTTATATCCTATAATGTTAACATAATAAAATTATCAACTGGAGGTTTTCTATGCCAAATGCAGTCACAGACAAAAAGGTAATTTCTAAAGTAGGTAAAAATGATTTTATACAGATGGGGTTAGCTATTGAAGAAGCTGATATATTAGCTCTTTCATACATAAAAGACACCAAAATGCTAAATGTTGCAAGCGCCATTCCATTTCATCAAACCATAGTTAATTTTGCAATAGACCTTGTGTTGGAAAGGAAATGTGAGGAGGGCCTTATCAAATATGACTATCGCTATGAATATAATAAGGCGAGAAATTGCAAACATATTGAGTTAATAAAGAATGATATGTTAATTACACATTGTTCGGGGAATAATAGTGATTTTCCAAGAAGGGCAAAATACAGGGAGAGACTTTGTACAAATCAACTTTCGCTTTTCGAAGAAACAAACTCTGATGTTATGTACTGCATTTTAATGCACTCCTCTCAATTACAATTAGGACACAAACCTATTATAGCTATAGGCGTTCCTGACTCTACATGCAATAAATGGTGTAACTATATACCATTGAATTCTCTTTCTGGTATTGTACCTTTAGATGTCAAGCAAACTGAACCAGACATTGAAAAATTCCACTTTGCTATGAAAGAAAGATTAAAAAAATCGGAAATAGGGTGATATTGTGAGTAGCGGTGTACAAATCAATCCGCACAAATTAACAGAAGCGCGACAAGCTCGTGCTCTTAATATTTCAAAATTAGCTGAATTAGTTGGTGTAACAAGGCAAGCTATATCAAAATATGAGCAAGGTTCTTCTAAGGTAAGCGTAGATGTTTTAAACAAACTTTCTTCGGTTTTGGAATTTCCTGTTAGCTTTTTTTATAAACCTGACAATGATATATCATATTCTCAAAGCACAGTATTTTACAGAAGTTTTAAAACTTCTGAAGAAACTGTTAGGAGTATGATAAGAATTAAATGCAACTGGACTTATAATGTTTATTCATATCTCAACAGCAGAGTTACTATGCCGACACTTAACTTACCAAATTTAGATTTGTTGCTAAATCAAGGAGAGCTTACGCTTGATTCTATACAAAATATTGCTAACGCTTTAAGAAACTATTGGAATTTAGGTAACGGACCTATTCTAAATTTAACTAATGTTTTGGAACGAAACGGAATTATTGTATCTGGAGGAAACATTACGGCAACAAAAACAGATGCCTGTTCAGAAGTACTCTATGGTGTTCCTGTTATATTTTATGACAAAACATTGAAATCTTCTTGTCGAATCAGATTCAGCCTTGCTCATGAGCTCGGTCATATTTTATTGCATAGTTATGTAACAAATGAAGATCTAAAAAATAAAGATTTCTTGGACAAAATAGAAAAAGAAGCAAATACCTTTGCTTCTTGCTTTTTACTACCGAGAGAATCGTTTATTTTGGATGTTAATGCCCTCTCTCTAGAGTATTTTATGTTACTGAAAGAAAAGTGGAAAGTATCCATTTCTGCTTTAATATATCGTTGTAAGGAATTAGAATTGATTGACAACAATCTAAATTTATCTTTGCGAAAGAGAATATCAGCAAAACGTTGGAACAAAATAGAACCATTAGATGATACTATTCCTTATGAAAATCCACAACTTTTTAAACAAGCCCTGGAATTCATTATCCAAAATTCAAATACAAAAAAAGGCGATATTTTATTTTATTTTTCTTATAATCAAAAAGATTTATCCGATATTGTAGGATGTGACAAAAACTTTTGGAACGATGATATAGAGAAGCCTTTACAATTTTCATTGATTTACTAATAAATACAAGCAAACAACAACTTCTAGTACATATAACTAAATAAAAAAACCGCCCTGCTCGACCGGAACTCGAACAGAGCGGAATCACCTACACAGGGTGCAGATGATGCGATATTATAACGCTACAATATTGTATCATATTCCCCTGAATTTTTCAAGTTTTGAATATCAGGGGATTTTTGCACCCTTTTTTTAATAAAAAGGAGTGTATATTATGGCAAAAGCAAAACTTAAAAAGCGTGCAGACGGACGGTATCAGAAGTCTGTATATCTCGGCAAAGACGAGGACGGCAAACGCAGATATAAAACCGTCAACGGCTATTCTGTTAAGGAAGTTGAAGAAAAAGCACAGATTATCAAGTTGCAAATCGGCAAAGGACTTGATGTACTCAATTCAAGTATGAAATGGGGCAAACTTGTCAGCTTATGGCTTGCCTACAAAAAATCCATACTTTCCGAGGGGCAGTACAAAACATATTCAATTTATCTGAGCCACTTCTCTGCCCTGAATGACCGACCGATTAATAAACTTGTCAAATCCGACTTTCAGCAGATAATTCTTGACGAATACGCTTGCAATTCACACACAGGCAAGCCGACCGCAAAAAAGACTTTGCGTGATTGGCGTGGTGCAGTAAGGCAGGTGTTCAATTATGCCATAGAAAACCGTGTAATCGAATTTTCACCTGCACAATACATAGAGATACCCCGTGACGCAAAAACCTCAGAACGACGAGCATTGACCGCACAGGAACAATTGTGGGTGGTATCAACAGAACACCGTGCACAGTTACCTGCGATGATAATGATGTTTGCAGGTTTGCGACTGGGCGAATGCCTCGGCTTGCAATGGCGAGATATAAACCTAACCGAACGAACAATAGATGTTCATCAGAAACTTGTGACCAAAGGCAAGGCGCATATTGAGCAAGGAGCAAAAACTATTTCGGGAGTGCGTACTGTTACAGATGTTCCGAAAATTCTTATTGACTTTCTGAAAAAGCAACCTGAGCATAAACCCGATGATTTTGTTGTGACTTCCACAAAAGGTACTCTGATGAGTGATACAGCGTGGCGACGATTATGGAACAGCTATATGGCAGATCTTAATATTAAGTACGGCAATTTTTCGGACTATGAAAGACAGCCTAAAAGTAAGTACGATCCTAAAGGAGTGCCGTTTGTAATTGATAGGTTTACAGCGCATTCACTCCGGCATACCTGTGCCACCAATTTGTTATATACAGGTCACGAACTCCACTATGTGCAAAAACAAATGGGACACGCTAAGCCGTCAACTACGCTTGACATTTATACACACTATGTCGAATCATTGCCAAAACGCAAATCGAATAAAATAATCAGTATTGACACATTGATTATGGAGTTTAAACCTGCCCAAAAGCAAGCATAAGCACTATAAAATTGCGTGCATTGCAGTAATTTCAGAAAATCCCGATAAATACTAAGGTTTTCAGTGCTTTGTTGGTTTACTCCTAAGCGAAAGGTCGGGGGTTCGAATCCCTTTTGGCACGCCAAAAACTCCGCCGGAAAACCCAGCAAAAGGCAGGCTCGCATAAGGATACTTTCAAAAAGTGACCGATTGAGAGCAGCACAACGCCACAGAGTTTTAAAACTCTGTGGCGTTGTGCTTTTTTATAGCTAACAGGAAAATGAGTCCGTACTAAGCAATATTCAGCCCTTCAATTCCGAAAAGATTTTCTATTGCATATTGGTTCAAATCCTTGTTTCCTCGCTTTTCTCAGTCTACCCGCAGCATACGGTAACCGACGCCGATATGCGTCTG